CTCATCCCAAAGATTTCAACGTCACCAAAAGTGAAGTCGGCGAACCACGACGATTGAGTATCCCGCCACGTCAGCAACATTTCACAGTCATCAAACCCCTCGACGGGGAGCTTGTGAGAGTGCCTTGGGTCGGTTGTGATTGAGGTAATTTGTACGGCCATATTATCCTCCGAAGAATTTTTTTGCAGCGTCCACAGCAGCGTTCCCAAGTTGTAACCCGAAGCTCTGCCCCTTTGTTTTGCCCTTGTCAGCAATAGGGGCCTTCTGTTGTTCCTGTCGCCCTTTGCCAATCTTGCCGGTCACTGTTTTCGTTTGGGCGAGTTGAATTTGTTTCAGTGAAATCGTGATTGTGCTCACGTCCTTTGTCGTCTCGTCCTGTTCAAAAGAAACGCTCTCGATTGCCATGTTGTCGAGCACCGCCCAAGGAGTATCAACCTTGAAAAGCATACGACTCTTGAACATCTGAGAAAGTTGCTTGTAGGCGTCTTGTTGTTTGTTGGGTGCGGTCTTATCACCAAAGAGCTGTTGGATGCTTTGAATTTGCTCAAGAGTTCGTTCTGCTGCATTATAAAGTTTTCGATATTCCGTGAGCTTGTTTATCGCAGAAGACGACAAAGAGGGTGCCAAAAAGCTGGCCGCTGATAGCGTTGTCAAAACAGAATCGGCATAGCTTTGCAGCTCGCTTTTCCTCATCACAAGCTCACCAATCTTTCCCGTGAGCGTCAACGTGATGGGAGAGATGGCAATGTGGTCTTGCATCGCCGAGTTGTCCTCGACAAAGTGGTCAGTGATTTGTGCCTTGAGTTGTAGCGATTCAGACTCGGGAATATCGAACAAAAACCCCTGTGTCACATTCTTGAGTCCGAGCTGCTTTTCATTGGTGTCGGATGGCGCAATGCCTTGGAACTTTGCAGGAGTCACAAGGGCCTTGCTTGCGTTAAGCAGCGAGAGAGCAGAGCCCCCTGCAGTGCCGACGATGTTCGCTGTTGCTGCAATCGAAGAGACAACGGCCATGACTACTCTCCTCTCGGCATTTGGTAAACGGCTTGGCTTGTTTGCTGGCGAAGGCGCATGTCGATTTCCGCTGCAACGGCCCTAGGGTCTTTCGAGCCATCGACTTGGATGTTGATTTGTTGGCTCATCGTTCCACCGGCCCCTGCTGCTGCGAGCCCTGCAGAGAGGGGGGTCACGCCTGCGAACGCCGGTTGCGTTCCCTGTTTAGATTCATCTCCACCAAGGCCGAAGAAGCTCTTGACGCCGCCCCACATGTTACCAACTTCTTGCCCCATCCATCCGGTGAGATATTTCCAATTCTCCATAATCCAGCCGATGAATTTCGGGAAAGCATCCCAAGCAGCCTGAAAGATATTTCCAACCTCATCATTCATCCACCCAATGATATACTTCCAATCATTTTTGATTGCGTCAACAAGATTGCCCGTGATTGACTCATCACCCTTAAAGAACGAGTACACATCTTCGATAGCCAAAAGCACAAGCGCAATGGCTGCGGTCACAGCCAGAATTGTCGCTGTAATTGGGAAAAATACTGCCATGACACCAGCTGCGATTGCAGCAGCGAGACCAATGATAACTCCCTTCCACTTGCCGATTGAATTGAGATGTTTCACGAAATCTGAAACCATCTCCATCAAACGTGCAAAGAATTTCATGATGGGAAGTGTAACAGGGGCGAGCATTGCTCCGAGTTTAATGAGAGCCTGCTTTGCCATGTTTGCAGTGTGCGAGAACGACATGTTGAAGTCTTTAAGCTCTGCAATCTCTTCCGGTGAGAGAATCAAATTGTCGTCCATTGGCTCCATTGTCGAGCGCAAGCGAAGGAATGACACCATCTCCTCGCTCAAGCCCATGTCCATTGCGAGCTTCGTTCCCATTGCAGCGGGGCGGCTTTTGAGCATCTGTTCCACTTGGTTCATCATCGTCTCAGCATCGGCGGTCCAATTCACACCAGCCATTTGAAATGCTCCAGAGTCACCTTGTCCGAGCTGAATTTCGAGAGACTTGCGTTGCAGTTCCTTAAAGGAGTTCGCTACCTCTTCGGCCTCAACACCCGCTTGGCTGGCTTGCATTTGCCACTTCTGCAGGTCTGACGTGTTCATTCCCGTGTTGATTGAGAACTTGAAAAGATGTTCGCTGGCCTCTGCAGCCTGCATTGTGAGCTTCACCATTCCCGCAACGAGTGCAAGAATTGCGACCCTCGCAAGGTTGGCGGCCGTTATCATTTTGGCAAAGAATCCCAGCAGGCCCTTTGTTTCTTGTGCTGCACTTTTAAAGTTCGCCGCAAACTCTTTGTAGCCGGTTGCCGCTTGAATCTTTTCCTTGAGAGTTCCCGCTGTCTCTTTGAGCTTCTTCAACCCTGAGATGAGCTTGGTTTGTGCAGCTTCCATGCCCTTGTCAATTTTGATTCCGAGCGTGACGAATAGTTGGCCGACGTTCATTTGTGCTCCCTTGGTTCGTTGAGCTGATGGAATCGCTCTTCGTACTCACGCATTGATTGCAGGTGGTCATACGCTGCTAACACTATATCACACCTCGTCGCTGCTAGGCTGCTGAGTGTGCCATAGCCCTTCGATGCAAGCTCACAGAGAATGAACTTGTCAAAAGGCATCTTGATGGTCATCTTTGGGAGTATCAGTTTCGAGTCACGCTTTACGCCTTGGAACTCGAAAAGACTCCCTCGAAAAAAGGGAAAACATTTTCCTTGAGAGCGTAGAAACAGGCATACAGATAGTCCTTGCGGGCCTCTGCGGGCTGCCACGTTTTCTCGCTTACCCTGATGCCATTGTAGGTGCATTTTGCAAGGCACTTGTTTGCATCCTTCACGAGCTCTCTGTTGGAGAGAATCTGCGAGAACGGGCGTTTGATTGCGTCCAATTCGATGTCGGCAACGCTGCCCCACTTCTCTGTGTCGAGGCTCTTAAGGTCAACATCCAAGAGGCCAATCAATCGGGTGATGGTTTGGCTCACTTCAAAGGCAGGTTCAAAGTCAAGCGGCGTCACGTCGAGAACTGCGCCCGAGGGCAATTTGTATTCCATGGTTCACCTCAAAAAAAAAAGAGACAGCAGGTTGCTGTCTCCATTGTACCGATAACCTGAGAGCGTTCAAGCAATCGAGCGGGGAGCAAGGGCGAATGTCATGCTGTACAAGCTCACTGCCTGTTCGACGTCGCCTTCAACGTTCGATGTTGCAGGAACGGCCTTGTTGATGACTCCACCCGTGAGGATGTAGGTGTTTGCAGTAACAGCACCGGAACCGTCACCGATGACCTTCACAAGCTCGGCATTCATCAAAACGAAACGAGCAGAGTCCTGTTGATACTGCCCGAAAATTGTGTTCAGGAACTTGTCGTCGGGGCTTCCACGTAAGACGTGGAGCTCAAAAGTGGCCTGATTGCCAGACTCATTTTTGGCATAAATAGCGTTGCCGTTCTTGCCTGTTTTCACAGTCACAACTTCGGTTGGAAAGTCGAGCTTCGCCACTTCGCCGTGGCAAAGGTCAACAATCAACCGACTGTTAATCTTGATGGTGTCTGAACCTACTAGGCTAATCGTTGACATGTGCGTTCTCCTTATTTGTTGATGTTCACAATGACGTCTGAGTGGTGGACTGCGCCAGCCATCTTCACAGCGATTTGTACCACTGGGGCGTTGCGAGCGTCACGGTCAACTGAGGACTGTTGGGCAACGGGTGAGGAGTAAATGCGATAGCCACGCTCCAAGATGTTGCGGCGGAAGTCTTCAGGGTCACCAAAGGTGTCTGCGCTCGTCCATGTACCGGCTGCAATCATGCCGTTCTGAATCGACTGTTCACACACTTGGCGATAGCCACCCTTGAGCAAGTCCATTCCGGCTTCAGTTTGGGGGAGCTTCGTTGAGGTTTGAGCGAGGATGTTGAAGCCTGCAATCTCAAGAGCCATCTTGAACCAGCCGAGGTTGAAAACGTAGTCAAAGAACTCGTTGGCACCGTAGGAAAGAACAGAAGCACGTCCAGCGATGTTCGCATACACATCCACGCCAATTGCCTTGCACTTGGTTTTCTGAGTCTCGGTGAGGTCAGAGTCAGCAGTCACACCGGCAATCTGTTTGAGCTGCATGGTGTTTGTTGTGTTTGTTCCGTTGAAGTTCACACCCATTGCACGGGAGGCATAGCCCCACTTGAGCCCAAGGATTTGGTCGGCATCATTGTGGAACAGGCAGCGAGCACGAGTGAGTGTTGCGCTTTGGATGTCACCAAACAAACCTGTAGGCTCGATGTCACCAGCCGTTGCAGAGGACAAGAAAAAGATTTTCCCGGCGGCTTGTGCGGCGGTTGCGGTTGCCAAGAGAGCTGCTTCGAGTTCTGTGAACACGGTTGCGAATGCTCCGAAGAACACAAGAGGAGACAATCGAGCAAGGGCAGTCTCAGAACTTTCCGAGCCACCGACAATGCAAACGATAAACTTGCCGCCGCCGCTGATGATGTTGGGCGATTGTGCGAAAACGGCCTGAGCAGCCTTAGTGACAAGAGCGTTGCTGCCCCAATCGGTCGCCACGTCGGTTGCGCTTGTGTAAATCACAAAGTCGTCTGTGATTACAGCAACGGGAGTTTCCCTTGTGAAACATGCCAAATTCGACATGTTTTGTTCTGCCAAACCGGCTGGCGGCGTGGACACGGACACGTTGATTACTTCTGAAATATTGATCATTCGATTTGTCCTCCTTCGGTATATTCTTCATGATTGAACTGTTCATAGTATGCCACAGATTTTGAAATAGTGTATGCCCTCAGAACTTTGACCTCGATTGTGGTTCGGAAAAGCTGGCGAGTGACTTCGGCCGCGCTCGTGTCCTGCACGCTCGTGGGGTTCGATGCGAGCTTGAATCCGTACAGCTCTTGGACCGATTGGGCGTAGTCTGAACTCAAAGCCATGACGACTTCGGGCATGCGAGCCACTGCATCTTGACCTGCGCTAAGAAGGTCGATTTTGAGCGTTTCTTGCGTGTTTAAGAGGTGTTTGTTCGTTAAGGTGTCTTCACTGCCAAGGGGTCGTTTTCTCACGCTGTAGGGCATTGTCGAAGCAAGGCTCACAACGACGTAAAGGCGAGAATCGGTGGGGATGTTCCACTTTTGGTTATAGATGACAACTTGGTCGTCAGCGAGCCCCAAAAACTCCTTGATGATACCGGCCACAAGTTTTGTCGTGAGAATGGGTGTGCTCATGTGAACTGCTCCGCAATTTCGTACCGCCAGTAGCCGTAGTCGCTCCAGTCGTGGGCGGCCATGACTCGGTACTGTTTGCACTTCCATGTCACAATGTCGTCAGGTTTGAGGTCGAGCTCTGCAGTGGTGTGAACCTCAAACCAACGCCAAGCACGCTGCCCCTCTGCTTTGATTTCAAGCTGACGAGCTGAGAGAGGAGCGACAACTCCCCGAAAGACTACTTTTGTTTTTTGTTCGACTATTTCATAGTTAACAATGGTTTTTCTCACCACGTTGAATGAGAACTCCTGTCGCCATGCTGAAAGAGCGCCGGTCATTTTTGGCAGCATGTTTATCCCACCTTGTGAGTGATTGCACGAACGAGCGTGCGAGTTTCTTGAAGCAACACGG